TGGTGAAGCTCATGGTTTCCATTCATATTGTCTGGGTTTGGTTCTAACGTGGATAAGTAGCGGTCCAAATCGGTAGCATGAGTACATGTCACCACCGTTAAGTCTCTTGTTGTTCCACTGGAATGGTGTGCCAGTGAACCATGTGCTTTTATAAATGTTAATCTGAATGCTGTCGTTTTCTATAATCATCCTATTCTCCTATTCTCCTATTCTCCTATTCTCCTATTCTCCTATTCTCCTATTCTCCTATTCTCCTATTCTCCTATTCTCCTATTCCGTGGGCGCGTTCGATGGCACGGGCGAACTCGATTGCGAGTTTGTACTCGGTGTAATGAAACTTATCTGATGCCATTTTAAGTAACTCTTGGTCGGTCAACGGGCGCTTTTTCATTGGCTTGCTGGCGAGTCGGCTGGCGTCGATGAGTTGCTTGATGACTTCCATTACCTTGAAGGCGTTGTAGTCGGAGCTGGTTGTCTTCAAGCCTAATATCTCACCGATGCGTAACACTTCTTGAGTTAATAAAACTCTAGCATCACAGGCAATACACCCGTTTTGGCAGTGTTGGCATTTTCCGTCTCGTTCGGCATCTTGCCGGTCTTGTGTGGTGAAGGTGGTCATTTCAATAGCTCCTTGATTTCTTTCATTGACTGTTGGGCATGTTCGTTAAGAATAACTTTCATACTCAATGCTTCTTTCAACGCTTCTATTTCAGCTTGTTGCTGGCGTAGCATGGTGGCAGCTTTACTTGCACCAATATACTTTGCATTTTCTAAGTGCTCAATTAGTTCAGCTAGTTCATTTGCGTTCATCGTTTTCTTCCTGTATGTGTGGTCCATTGCACTTCCATGGTGATACACAGTTTGGGCATAGGTACTCGTATGGATCCCACTCTTCTTTCTTGTTACCAAATATAGCGTCCCAGTTATTCTCAAACTGCTCCTTTGGTACGCTAAGTGGGCGTTGCTTGTCACCCTTGCCGCCGTCTCTCATACTAGCTCCACTTCTGTCCATGCGGCAAAATAATAACGCTCACCGTCTGTGCCTTCGCATGGTGCGTACATACCGTCAACGTGGGTGTAGTGATACGTTACGTCATCGGCTGGTTGTGGTGCGGCTGGTGGCACCTTGATCTCTTGATCAATGATCTTGAAGTTGTCACCATGTTTTAAATTATATAGCTTCATGTTATCTCCTAAACTGTGGCACTACAGGTCGTCTGCCAAATTGTAGCCGAATCTTAATTGCCTGAATAGTGCCGAACGTTCTGTTGCGCCAGCCTTGATGAGCGCGGCGGATCTTCTGCATTTTAAAACGCTTGACTGATAGGGGCGCAACAACACGCGTCAGTGGGCTTGGTGTGTATGACATAAAGTCCTGCACATACCGACGCTTACCCACACCGCCAAAGATGATGGTGAAGAGTTTGCGTTTGACGATGCGTGGAAATTGAAACGATTTCATTGCATCTTTATATACAAAGAGATGAGTTGAGACAGACTGCGGACTGTGAAGATTACAATCCATACAGCCCACCAATACCATGGTGCATCGGAATAATACATAAAAAATGCAGTCAATAAACTAATCATTAGTAAATGTCCTCTTCAAAAATTACCTGCTGATCCACGTGGCGTTGCGCCCTTTCAGTAAACTTTGCACCAGCAAATAGATTTAGACGCTCTCCGTTCACTCGAGTCTCTTGTGCCTGAATGCCGCTCTCCTGTGTTGCCGCTGCAAAGCGACGCTTGAACGCCTGCTCGGTGCCAGGCGGCATGCCCTTCTTAATCGCCCAGTGTTTCCAGCACTCATACAGCTCAGACTTCTTAACCGATGCCATTGGATCTAGTACTAGTGTGTCTTCCATAAACTCCAAGAACGGATTGCCTGATTTAGCAGCAAGGTCTAAAAGCTCTTTACCAGACTGAGGCTGAATGAAGTAACCGCCACGGGCTAAGCGGCGCTTGAGTCCTTCCATTGCCCAGTTAAAGATACCGGACAATTCACCACGCAGCTTGAATGACAGATCGGTGTCTTCCTTACTCCAAAACGACTTGGTCATCTTAAACATAATCATACGGCCGGTGAGCGCGTTGGAGTTTTCCGTTAGCTGAATAACCTCGTTAGAGTAAATAACAATGCGAGTAGGGAGATAACCATTCCAAGACTCTTTGTTTTTTCGGTTGACAGTAATGGTATCGCCGCCCACAATACGGAGCAACTGAGATACAACAGCAGATCGATTGCGGTCAGGTGCTCTTGCATCAGTAAAAGAAGCGAGGAGCTTACCCAGCCAAGGCTGCAGACCAAAGGTATCACAAAGTTCTCCTAATTCAGGTGCGACAGTGTTGTGTTGCCCCAATAGCTCGACTAACACTTTGTTAATAGTTCCCTTGCCTGAACGGCGTGGGCCGATGATATTAAAAAACTTCTGTTGGCGAGTATCGCCTGAGATGATATAACCAAACATCTCTTGCAGGCAGTCAATCGACTCTTGATCGTCCGGCCATACAGATTGTAAGAACTGCATCCACACCGGACACTGTGCCTGTGGGTTGTACTCAAACGGCAATGAGTTCTGAGTAAAGAAACCTAGTGAGTGTGGCAGCAAAATTGAGTCTTCAAGATGGAATAAACCATTTTGCAGTGAAATCAATTTAGATGCGTCCGGTTTGGACTGAGCATAGTCAGCTAACCAAATCGGTGGTTTGGTATGTGCATGGTTTGGCAAGTGCACAATGGATTTAGTAGCATCAAGGGCTGCAGAGACAGACGCTGGGTTTGGATTGAACGGCAAAAGAGCGCCTTGCTTGCCAGTCTTTTGACATTTGTCTAAGAGCTTGTACAGCTCAGAGCGAATCGTGGCCTCTTCGATAATCTCGTAGTGTGTCTTGGCATGCATATAAAAGTCACTAGCATAGTGCACAAGACGATAGCCTTCTTCACTGGAGTACGTATTGTCTAGGAATACACGCGCCTGATTCATGACATTTTGATCAAGGATAATCTCGCCGCGTTTGAGCGCCTCGACCTGTTTGGCCTGATTGACAATAAATAAGAGCGAGCGCAATGTCGCGCCAGATCCTTTGAATGTTCGCCACTTGCTGGCACATGCATCGGTGTGGTAGTCCGGTCCTTGTGAGCTCCAACGATCCCATGCTTCTAACGCTTCAACGTCGCCATCAAACTGGTGATGCATGATCATGCCGACTTTAAGCCAATCGTCATACCCGTACATCTCTTGGGGTAGATTGGCCAGGATCTCAGTCTCGACCCGCGCCACGTCATAGTCTTCGAGTGGTGGCACATAGTCAGCAAAGGCATCCCCTGTCCGAGTTATCGTGCGTGGTGGCACGATAGTCGTCAGGTCTTGAACGTCGCTCGGTAAGGCGCCGCTAAGGTGGTGCCCAGTGACTGTAAAGAATCGCGATTTGGGGTATATCTCCAAACCGATGGCATGGTCAACGTGGCTGGCTGGCAGATTGGCGCGTGTGAATATTTTGACGCCAGTGCCCGATGGGCTGATCTCCATATAGCCATCGATTTGTGCTAATTGCTGCGATGCAGCATTTATGAAACTGCCGGCATGGACATCGTAGCAGTCGTCCAGATCAACACCAATGATATCATCGTCACCGGAGAAAACAAATCCGATGCCTGCGTATTTGGTTGGGTTGGCTTCATACTCATGCTGGACAGTCAGAAAGTCTGTCCATGTATCCGGATTGGTTGAGCTGGCAGGTTGGCCGGATGCCTGTGTGGGGATCTTTGACCAGCGTTTATTGCTTTCATCGCCAATTTCAACAAACTTCCAAAGTACCCAACGCGGGATGCGCTTGAGTTCCATCGGTATGCTGTTGAACTGGACTGGTAGTGGTGTCGGTTTGATCATTTTTTCTCTTTTGTTATACTTACTAATGCAAATCCTCGTTTCACATTGTGAAAAATAATTGTGACAGTTTTATGAACATCGTCTTCCCCGTCAACCCCGCACGATTTTCCCAAAAAATCTCCTTTAAAAACAAGGCACTGCGGGGTATCCGGTGTATCCGATGTTTATTTATGTTTATTTAAAAAATAAAAAATAAAAAATAAATATTATATGGAATGACTTGAAAATACATCGGATACATCGGATACCCCGCAAGTCGTTGATTTATAAGTGGTTTTTTCAGCATTTTTCATTTCAAACACCGCACAAACATCGGATACCCCGCAAGTCGTTGATTCATAACGATTTAAATGGGGACAGAGTCGATTATGAGCAGCTAATTAACCCTTTTAAAACGATGCAAGTGGTTTGAGGACCGGTTGGAGTCTGAATAACCACCACATCAGCAAAAACCGGTAAAGAAACGGCATATAACCAAACTGCACAGATAAGTGTCTTCATTATAACCTCACGAGATATAGGGCAATATGCCCAAGAAAGTAAGCTGCTGCAAAAACAAGCAGCCATTTGATCAATAGGTCTGAGCGTTGCTGCTTGGTCATTTGTTCACCTCATAGCCTAATTGGTCAGCCATCCGGTAGGCATACTTACGCAACTCCTCACAATTAGTACTGGTTTGCTCGTCTCTTGGATCCCATAACACCTGAAAGGCAAAATCACCCTTGCTGTCATGGAATTCAATGCGGAGCATATTGCCCTCTTTGTCATAAATGTCTGTAGGTATTATCGTCATACCATCTCCTCTATTCTTTGTCCAATCCATTTCATCACAGGAACCGCCATGGAGTTACCCATTGCCTTGTAGCGTGGGCCGTCTGGTGCCTCGTCTTTTTTACGCCATGGGATGTTGGTGTAGTTGTCGGGAAAGCCTTGCAAGCGTTCACACTCCACTGGTGTTAGGCGACGCACTGCCATGGTCTGTGCTATGAAAGTTTGAGCATGGTGTGATTGAACCGAAGGGCGTAACGCCTGGAGCGCTGGTGTCACCTCTAACGCTGTGGCAGAGAAGTTGTTTGCTTTAGCGTCTTCACGAATCGAGTATGCAACAGCGTGGTTAGGATAACCACCATCACCACCCGAGCGTAATGTTGGGCTGACATCATCACCAATGTCACGGGCTGCGTCGCATTGGGTAAACCCATACGCAACACCTTGCGTGCCAGTTGTATCAATGGTGTGCTCTAAGTCTGGTGTAGCAATTAGGGTTTCTGATCCGCCACCGAGATCTCCACCGCTGGCTCTGACTGTTCCGACGCCCTCACTGTAGCCTCCAAAGCTGCTTGAAGTAAAGGCGGGAGTACCTTGTTTCTTACTGCGGCTCTTCTTAGAATCCCCGAGCAAGCAGTCGGGCTCAAAAAGAACCTTTGATGGACTGATCCAGTCTCCAAGACATCCAACAACGAAGACTCGACGGCGGCGCTGGGGTACTCCAAAGTTTTGAGCGTCAAGCACCCGATATGCGAACCCATACCCGAGTTCGACCAACGCCCCGAGGAAGGAACCAAAATCCCGTCCTCCGTTTGAACTGAGGACACCTGGCACGTTTTCCCAAACGCACCACTTGGGTCTAAACTTGTCAAGAATTCCAACATAGGTGAGCATGAGGTTACCCCTTGGGTCTTCAAGCCCTTTTCTGAGTCCTGCGACGGAGAAGGATTGACATGGTGTTCCTCCAACGAGAAGGTTAATTGAGTCATTTAAATTCCACTCCTTATATTTAGTCATATCGCCCACATTAGGCACATTAGGATAATGATGCGCTAATACTTCACTTGGAAACTTTTCAATCTCCGAAAATGCTACTGGTTGCCAGCCTAAATCATGCCAAGCCACTGTAGCAGCTTCAACTCCACTACATACTGATAAATATTTCATTATCGATCCTCCCAAGAATCCTCTACGCCGTAATCTCCCCGGCTCATACGCATACGCTCGTCATGCCTGAACGATGGTTCAACTTTCCACCATGCTAGCGATGCCTCTAAATACTCCAGCCATTCCATATTTATTTCAAACAAGGGATGGCCTAACTGCTCCTGGTCAACTGTCTGTATTACTTCCTTTAATGGTACATACGGGTATTGCTTGGCCGTTCTTACAATTCCGACTCGATTTCTAGCCTTTATAAAGCGGTCGTAGGCTTTTTGTTGTTCATCGGTCAGTTTAATCATCGTTAAGTTCCTCAATGTATTTTTCTTGGTTAATGTTATCAAGTGATATCGGTTCGCGTGTGATATACCCTTGTAGCTGGTGCACCTTTGATTCCGATATTCCCATGATCTTTGCTAATTCTGACGATTTGGGTTTGCGCCCAAGCATCTGAAATAACACTCTATCATTGTAATTGAGTTTCTTAATTTGTTCCATGATATTGATAGGCAAACGAATCAAATTGGCGGTATTGTCAAGATTGCGCCTGACATCCATCAAAATGAACGATTTTGCAAAGGTGGCAAAGCGCGCGTTATTGGTTGGTGTCCATTGCCGCGCCGCCTTGAATAACGCTTCATTGCCCATCGCGATCATATCCTCTACTGGCACTTTGCCATGTGCCCATGCTGTCATCTTACGCACCACATACACCACAAACCGAAGGTTATGGGTAATAAGTTTGTCTAATGCCAGTGCATCACCTTGGGAGATACGAGCAGCTAGCTCGTGTTCCTCCTCGGTTGTCAATGGTTCAATGCCATATAGTGAGTTTAGGTAGTCGCTTAATAAATCATTTTCTTTTGACATTTCTATCCCCGAATAAACTGATGAAGTTCGGGAATAACAATAAAAATCCTACAATAACCATGCCAAGTGTATCCCATCTTATGCCCTCTATTCCATTGTAGTAATCGTGTTCATAGGCATTTGCGCCAATGATTAAAAGTATAAACCCAACGAATCGCATTTAATTATACTCCGATTTCTCTAACTACAACAGCATCAACGGATTTAACTTGGGTTACCTGCGCGACAAAGTCGGTAGTGCCAAACTCTTTAACCAAAATGGGGCTAATGGTTGCGCGTGCATAGTGTTGCACTTCGGCGGTAAATCGTACACCTTTATACACGCCAACGCCGCGCTCAATCAGTCTGGCTTTAAGTGCTCGAGCTCTGCTTTCTAGCTGCTTGATCTCTCGGTCAATATGACCTAACTCGTCAATGTCATCGGTTGGCTTTTGAAAGTAATCTTCAATAGTACGCATTGTGATCTCGTGCAACATATTATTCTCCTAAATGAATGGTTAAGTCTACTGGCAATAGGTTGTAAAACTCATTCTCTACAATCCACTCTATCATCTCGTTGATATTATTAAACTTCATTGTGTGTGTCATCATTTATCCTTGTAATGTTTCGGGGATATACCCGTCTCCATTGTATTTGTTGTCATGGTTGTCGTGTACATAATCATATGCCATCCATGTTATACCCTGAACGTCTTTTAGTACGTCCATTTTAGTAATCCATTGGTCTACAACAAAATTATCTGACCATCTAACTTCGGTGGTATCGGTGTTTTTGTTATAGTAAATTGTGCCTACTCTCATGATGTTGCTCTCCTTGTCATTGCTGGTTCATTGTGAAATACATCCATATAAATCTCGCGTGTTGGATATCGCGCACTATCGACTGGCATGCGGCCAGTGTTTACAAAAAATCTAAACTGAGTACATGCTAAGCGATTCGCATCGCATTGGTATTGGAGGCTGCATTTTTGGCATGGTTCAATTGAATCAGAACGACGCACCAATAAATTTACAGTATATTCTCGCTTCATTATTTCACCTCTACAATTCTAAAATTGTCGCGGTCTTCAGGTGAATCAATATCTCCCATGTTGTATGCTTTCTCAATGTCGTACAAGTACTCGTCTAGCTCCAATAGAGCCTCCTCGAATGTATCGAAGGTCATTGGTACTTCGTTGTTGTCATCGTCGTACTCATGCCAAGTATTTGTCCATCCGTCGCATATAGTAGCTTGTTGCACTTCGTATCTCATTATTTAATCTCCTCACATACAAAATAGTCGATTGTCTCGCCGTCTTCCATCAATGCCTCAATTGATACTGGCATCCAGTCGCTCGGCGGCGCGTCTGTGTCCGCGACTGTAATCTCCATGGTGATGGTATATCTAGTCATCATACGCTCCCTTCTCTAATTGCTGCATTGGCCTTTCGTAACCATTCAGTCTGCTTCGCGTCTTGCTCTTCTGCTGCCTGTTGTGCACGCATACGTTTATAGTATTTGCGTACTAGCTTATTGGCTTCTTTAATCTCCTTGTGCATCGCGTCTATGCCATCCCAGCGATCATCGTCTAGGTATGTCTCGATCGATTCAGTAAGACGCGCCAATAAATCCATGGTATAGGCTTGCTCTAGTTTGTCCATCATACCTCCTCCAATTCTTTGTATATCAATTTAACTAAGGTTTGAATCTCTGCAAACATGGTGTCGCATTCGGCATCGGGTTGCCCATCTATTGCCTCTTGTACCGAGGCTTCTACTAAATTAGAATACTGGTAATTAAGATCCGATACCATTGCTTTAATTTTATCTACATTCATTATTTCACCTCGCTCATATGTTGTGCCCATCCTTCGCCGCACTCTGCCGCGACATAATCAAATGATCCCTTTGTACCGGCTTGCACTTGGTCGCGGCTTGGTATATGGTTGCCGTAGTAGTCGTGCGCTTCATTGCGGCCTAGCATACAATAGCCATCGTTAATAGCCGCCATCATTGTGCGGCCATAAGAGCCCTGTAAACCCCATAAGCCGGTGTTGATGGCCTTCTGAATGGATTCATAGTATTGCTGGGTTGTGGCCGTTGTATCGCCTTCAATAATCTCAATATCGTTTAAATCAATCATTTTGTATGCTCCTGTGGTTTTACTGGGTGATCGTGTACGCCATGCTGGCGGCGCAAAATGCGGCAATAATTATCCATTGAGCCGTAACACTTAATAATAGATTGACGAGCCCACCATGCTTGATCGCTCTCATATTGGGCTTGCTCGTCATCTGTACGGGTGCGATACGTGCCGCCATTGGGATCGCATGGTAAACCATTGGCGCGGGCTTCTCTACCGGCTTGCGCGGCTAGTGATTGGATTGATCTCATGATAATGCCTCCATATTATGCGCGATCATTTCAGCGCGGGTAAAAATAGCGCGATATATGCCGGCGTGACGCGTTAGAAAATTGGCGTATTCGCGCGCCTCTTCGTATGTATCAAACCAAAATTCATTGCAGTAGTACATAATTAATCCTCCTCTACTAACTCAATTTCTGAATCGCCATAATCGCACCAATCCCAGTCTAAAGCATCAGATTCTAAGGCGATTTTGCCGGCCTCTTCTTTACTATTAGCCATAACATTAGCCACTAAATAAGTATATTGCCTAGTCACTACTCTATAATTTCTCATAATCAAACCCCTTATAAACAATCGAATAGTGCAAGAATAACGCCGCACCAAATAAATGATATTAGGATATACCCTAATAGATCCACAACATAAGAGTACATAATTCTAAGCATGATTAAACCTCCCTATTAAATACATTGGACAATTGTGCTTCTACTCTGCCGCCGGTGACACGCGCGAAGGCCTTCGCCTTGCGCATGCCCTGAAATACGGCGCTGTAATCTTCGCCATGGTGCCGGTAAAAGACCACAAAAATATAACGCGCCTCCATGATTAAGCCGCCGCCATGATACGTATTACCTTGGCCATGCTTTTGCCATGCGCCATATAAGCAATAATTGGCGCGGCCTTGTCATAGCATGCGCGGCAGCCGTTACAAGTGCCGCCATGCTCATACGCGCGGCACAATGTCGCGCCGCTTGGCAGCTGCTCCGCGCTGCTTATAATGGTTGATGAGTGCGCGCCGCTTACAATCTCGCCGCTTACTGAATCACTAGAGCGCCTTACTACTACATTGGGCAGCGCCTCCATTGCCGCCAATACATCGGCAAACTTGGCAAACTTATACATTCTAGTAGGTAACCAATGCTTAACCCATGGTGTCGCGGCCATTACTTCGTAAACCTTGCGAGCGAGATCTACACTATATAGATCGCCTGAATCTAGCCAACGAAAGTAACGGGACGAATCCAGCGCCTGAACCATATCGCGAACCCATTCGGCGCGCTGCCAATCTTTGCGATTGAATTCGCGCGGCGCTTTGACATTCTTAAATCTATAATTCCCTGTTGTGGCATAGCAGCCTTGACATGCTGGCACTAGGCCGCCGCCTTCGGCCTTGCTGCCTGGACAAGTGTCTAATGCTTGCAAGCTCCATGACATAATGCCGTCTAGTTTGCTTGTCTTCGATAGTTTGATAGTATTCATAATGTTAGATCCTCTTATGTAATGGCTGCTTAATTGCTGCCATATACACAATATAACGGCTATCTATACGCTATGTATATTAGGGAAAACCCTAGGTTTTCAAACTTTAAACCCTAATAGGGTTTACCCTTAGTGGGAGATTGTGGGATCTTGTGGTATATCCCGCGCTGCACAATCTAACAGTATTCCGCCCACCCTCAATGCCGCCTCATCGCGTACGCGT